AGCCGTTAGGGATCTCGATGCCATAGAGGGTGATGCTCTCGCCGGTGGTATTCTCTCCACCCCAGTCTTCAGACAACGAGGTCAGCAGGTTGAGACCAGGGATGATGATTCGTTTTTCTTTTGCCATAATGTTATGTTGTTAGTGTGATTAGCTATGGAACCAGCCACTGTCATGCGACCAGCCCTGGTCATGGAACCAGGCATTATATACTCCAATGATCTTTCGCCATGCCAGGTGCACGCCCTCCTTCACGACATATACCGCTTGCAGACCACGTTTCCCGATGGAGAGACCACCTATTTCTCTCAGTTTCTCGACAATCATCCTTATTCCTCATCGTACACTAAATAGATTGTGTTCTCGCTCAACTCATTGTTCTCGCGCTTGCGCTCAAACTCCTCCGGCTCGATAGGCTCGTGGCGCAGCACAGCATTACCGTCAACGCCGTTGCGCACAGAGAATGAGGTTTCACGGCCGTCGGTCAGCACAATCGTCACCAGGTTCTGCCCACCACTCTCTTGGCTCTCCGTCACCAACACGTTGGCGATGCCCACACCGCTCACGGCCATGAACACGGCAGCGTCCAGGTAATGCGTCTCGGCATTATACTCTATGCCGGCTTCAATACCTGCTTCCGCGGTCAGGTCCACCACCTCAACCACATCTCGCTGCTTAAACCGCAGCGGCTCGCCTGCATCATTTCGGCACAGCACAATCACACTATAGGTTCCGCGCTCAAGGGTACCGAGATCCTCCATCACGGCAATGTTGCCGTCCATCCAGGCGTCATACCTTTGTTCCTTCGAACCGCGTTTCAACACGATTTCAACCGGATACGAAGGGTTGGGCACAAAATCCGTTACAGTCGCACTCGTCTCGCCATCATCCACCGTCACCGTCTGGATGGTCAGAGGGATGGCCAGCTGCAGCTTATTTCCTTCTACATGCTTTATCTTTGCCATAATTACAACTATGTTAGTTTCGTCAGTTCTTTCTCAATTTTCTTGAGGCGGCTATAGGCATCTGTTTCGCCCACAGTGTACGTCGGTGTATCATAGGGGATATCCAGCTTGTACTCGTAGCCAATGATGCGGCTTGTCTTGATGCCGCTGGGCAGTGCTGCATGGGTAATCGTCACCTTGCTGCCGGCCTCTGGCAGACCAAAGGTTTTCTTGCCGTCAACTGTGCCACGGCCACCCCACGCCCAATCATAGAAGTTGTCACTCATCATCTGGCACTTGAACGTGAATTGGCCCTCCTCGATGGCATTGAGATAATTCATCGCTGCGGTAAGCAACTCTGATTGAGCTGCAGTCACCAGACCGAGGTCGGATATGGCCTTGGGGTTCCAACCCGTCAGGAAGAATTCGTCGCCCTGGCTGGGGCACAGGAATTCATTGGGGATGGTCGCGCCGTAGTCTTCGTTGCGGATGATGGTGTAAACCTGCTTGTCATTGTCAAAGCCGACATCAAAAGACATGCCCGCGAGTTTATAGCCGCTCGCTCCCATCGTGGACGGGGCAGTGAAACACGCTCGCAGCTTGTTGCCGTCCATGATGTACTTGGTATTGAAGGGGAACGCGCTGCCGTCGGTCTTCGCCGCCGTGAACTTGTATTGGGTCCAGTTCTGTCTGGACACACTGCCGTCATCATGAACGGTCTCCTGCGTCTTCTGCTCTTTGGTCACCGCGCCTACCTTCAGCAACAGGCGCGGGAATATCTTCTCAAAGACTACAGCTATCTCCACAAGCTTCGTGTAGTGGTTCAAACCCGAGGATTGGACATACCTGTTGGATGTGCCAAGGTGAAGGCGGCGCTCGCCCAATTTGCTCAATACCCCACCGTCAAGGTCTGGGGTATAGTAGGAATAGGGCACCTGCATCAGGTCAAGCCACTTCGGTGGAATAGTGAACTCTTCGTCAACGTCAAAGCCGTCACTGTAGATGTATGTGTTATTACTACGCTTGATCTGGCCGATATAGCTGTAGTCTGCCTCACCCTTGACACGATGGTAAGGATTCAGCACAGCCTGATAGGTTGTGTCCTCCCACTCAATCTCCAGTCGCTTGCCGGCAGTGGCTGCAGTGCCCTTCGCCGTCATCGAGGGTGAACAGGACAACGCATAAGTGCCGCCGATGACCTGGCTGCTGTTGGCCGTGGCTGTTACTTTAATTTCTATCTGTTTGCGCTCCGACACCTGATATGTCGGGTAGGTGATGTTGAACCGGCAGATCCACACCCGCACGGTATCGTCAAGGGTCTCTGTGCTGTAGGCGGTTACGGTCTGAGTGCCCACAGTCACGTTCCCGATCATCGCCTTGAAGGTGATCGACTGCGGGTAGGTGCTGCTGCCGCTCAACCTCAGCGAAAGGTCAATCAGCCCGGAAATATGGTATGTGTCTGGCGATACCGCGTTACTCTTGATCGTCGCATTCAAGGGGTTCACATTGTCTATGATGGAGCTCCACGTGCTCATGCTGTTCTCTACCAGGGTGCTTGAGCCGTCCACCTCGTCCGGTATCATGTCCAGCGACAACTCGCGGTGAGTGTCACGGCAAACAAAGGAGGATGCCCCGGACGGCTTCACGGCATCATCGACCGTAAATACGAGGTGCTTGTCGTAGTCCTCGGGGATATTTTCTGTGCCACCGTAGGCGTAGATGCGGTTCGCATACGTCTGTTGGTCTCGGCTCACATCCATCTTCTCCACCGTGTCACCCACGATGAAATCGAGGGGCGTGTTGCTCAATTCGCATTTACCGAAGTGGATAACGTTACTGTGCTCCACACCGTTCACCGTTACAGCATCGCCTTCTGTCACCCACCACTCGCATTCCCATTGCTCGGCAATCTTGTTCAATGCGGCAATCATCTTGATGCCGTCATACAACACACACTTGACCTCATCGGCCTTCTCTGCACTCGAGTGGATGGCCACGATATAGTCCAACCCGGGATAGATGCCCTTCAGGTTGCACAGCAGCTGCTGGGCATGGACCTGGAGCCTGTCGGTCAACTTCCATTTGGCCTCCTTGCGGGTAAACACGCCTTCATCGCTCGATGCGACAATATACGTGGTGTTGCCCGATATGGTGGTCACAACGGCATTCGAGGAGGGCGCATTGACGATGGTGAGCGTGTGAAGCAGGTTCTTCCATTCCATGTAGCTCTTCTCAAACTTCAGCGAGTAGCCAAAACCGCCGGTCGTCGGGTCATATTTGGGCATCTGATCTTCGGTCAGCAGGAAGCGGCCAAAGATCTCGTCATCGAAATAATCGCCGATGGCGAAGTGGACAGCATCGCCCAGCGTGAACTCCAGCTGGATGTAGTCCTCCTGCATCAGCATGAAGCAGCGGCGCGAGCGGGTAGTGATGGGCACAGTGGCGACGGTGACATCCGATGCGTTGAACATGTCAAGGCTCGCACCGCCCTTGCGCCTGATCGTGATCGTGGCATGTGACCGTTGGCTTATTCCTATCATGATTCCTCCTCATTAGGGTTTGAACTGGTAAGCGTCAGCGTCGGGGCAGTGCCCAGGCCAAGCGTCGGATAACGCTCTATGAAGCGCACGGCAAACTTGCCCAGCGTGCCATTGTAGGCGGCAAACTGGGTGCAGGACAGATATTGCAGCCTGAACCTCAATTGCTGGCCATATATCGTGAAGGTGAGTATCACGCCCTCGGGGACGTTGTTCAATGCAGCGATGAACGCCCGTAGTTTAGTCACAAAGTCCTCAAACGTGGATGCAATCAGGTGCATCTCAAGCGTGAGCTCCCGGGAGGCAAAGTGCGTGTCGGCCCAGATGTCAACACGCTTGCCGTCCTCAAGGCGCGACTCGTTGCTGATACGCTCCTTTAGGGCGGGCGGAGTGAGCAATGCCGACAATGCCCCGTCGCTCAGGGAAATGCCGTACTCTGTTTTCAGATCATGCGTCCCGTCCCAGTTGAATATCGTGCAGGTTCCTCTCGGCATAGCATTACAATGTTTTGATCTTGTCAGCAATAGTGTTGATCGCGTCGCCATACTGGGCGGCGATACGCGTATATCTCGCGATGTCCTCCAGGTGGCCATTACCGATCAGCAGCAGGTTGCGCATCTCGTTCAGGGCAGTGCCGCTCGCGTTGGCCACAACCGACAGGCCCTGCAGGGCCGTCACAGCGGCGGTCAGCGACTGGTTCTCGCGCTCCATCCCGATCTGTAGGGCTGTCAACCTCCCGTTCAGCTCGTCACCCTGCTCCTGCGTGAACGAGGATACGGCTCCGTATGCTCCGCTGCCCTCGCCCGTGCTGCCCCAGCCGAACTGGTCGCGCAGCATCTCGCGGTCCTTCAGTGCCTGCTGGGTGATTTCGTCCCATTCGCGGCGCAGCGCGTCTTGCTCGGCCTTGTCGATGCCGTCGGTCTCAGCGGCTTTCCTGAAATTCTCATACCACTTCTCGATCATCGGCTTGTACTGGTCAGCAACCAGGGCACCGATAATCGCCTCACGCAGGTAGTCCTCAAAGTTGTCGGCAAAGTCCGCACTATTGCTGTCAAGGTCCGACAACATCGACTTGAAGTCCTCCTCCACGCTGTCAAGCGACACACCGGTCAACTTCTCGGCATAAGCCTCTGCGGCCTCCTCAAGCTCGCGCCAGTAACCGATGTAGTCGTCCATGTATTGCGCTGCGTCCTGGTAGCCTTCATCAGCCAGCTGCTTGATGTGGGCATACACGTCGGGGGCATCCTTCGCCACCTTGTGCATCTGCTCGCTCGTCAGCGTCCAGAACTCGCTCGCACTCGTCACGCTCTTGCCTACGATCTGGGAGATGCGCTGCCACTCGCTGGAGTTCACGCCTTCATTGATCTTGTGGTTCGACGAACCCTTGCCGCCGATGCCCAGAAAGCCGTTATTATACGCCGCGCCCATCCGCCGCAGCTGCTCTTGAGTGTTCGCCTCTGACTGTGCCAGGTTCGCCTGCATCTGCTTGTAAACCTGCTCCGCATCCGAGAAGGAGGCTTCACCCAGCTCATCGGTCAGTGCCTCCACACTGTAGCGCAGCGCCTCGTTGCTCTCGGTCAACCGCTCCATGTCCTCGGCAAGGGTCTTGTCACTGTCGCCCATCCCGGCAATGCCCCATGAGCCCAGAGCCTGCCCCAATGAGCCAACGCTGCTCAACACGCCGTTCATCGCTCCCATGACGTTACCGTCCTGCAGGGCACTGAAGGCATCGCTCATCGACTGGGCAGCATCAGCAAAATCACCGAAGCCCTTGCCAAAGGCGGAATCACTCAAGCCAAGGGTATCAATAAGGTCAACAGTGGACTGGATATTCGCATTCACCTTCTGTGCAATCTCGTTGATAGCAGCAATCGCACTGGTCAGCGTCTTCTGGGCCTTCTCTGTCTTGATGACGGCATCAGCCTGAGCTCTGTTGTACTCCTCGGTAGTCGCGTTCAGGTCATGCTCAGCATCAGCAAGGTTGCCAAACAAACGTGTAAGGGTCTTGTATATTTCTGTGTCGGGCGTGAACTTGCTCAGGATCTCCTGAGCATTCTCCACCTTGATGTCACTGGCATCGATCTTGAAGTTCAATGCTGCCTGGATCGTCGTTTTCGCGCTGTTCAGCCTCTGCTCGGCCTCCGCCTGCAGTCTGCCCAAGTCTGCAGCGCGCTGCTGCGCTTCAGCAGCCTCTTCCTCCAGACGCTTTCTTTTCTCAAGTTCGGGAATCGTTAGACCCAGCACATTTTTCCACTCGGTCTGCTTGGCGACAATGGCCTCCTCGATCTTGCCGATCTGCTCAACCACCGTCTTATAGTCGGTCGCGCTCAGCGTCCCTCCCTTCAGCGTCTCCTGCAGCTGACCCTTCAGCACGCTTAGGTGCTCCAGCGACACGCCATCCAGGTCACTGAACACCGCCTCCCAGTTAATCGACTTCTTGAACTCTTCAAAATCAAGTGAACGGTACGCATCACGCTCGGCAGCGCGCAGCGACAACCGCTCGCCCTCGGTCGCTGCCGCAGCGATCTTCTTGGAATACTCCTCGGCAATCGCCAAGCGCTGCTGCTGGTACGTACCATATTCACGCAAAAACGAAGTCAACGCAGCCGCCTCATTGTCCTGGATCTCTTTCAATGAGTTTGCATATACCTGGTTGGCGGCAGCGACCCGTTTCTTTAGAGCGTTATTCTCTTCATCGGTGTATGCTTCATTGCTGGCCGCTCTCTTGTATTCTTCACTTTCGTAGAACTTCTTGCCCTCGTTTTTCTTCTGGGCATCCCAGAGCTTTTTGGCTTCGTCGATCCTCTGTTGACGCAGGTCCTCATACCACCGCGTGACAGAGGTGATTTCCTTATCACGGGCAAGTTTTATCTCAGCAAGGGTCTTTTGGGTACCTTGGCGCATGGCACGGATTTCAGCCTCACGCACCTCCAGCTCCAAATCTGCAGACTTGCGTCCCTGCTCGGTCATCTGATGAAGGTGGATCTCCGCAATCTTGTCATATTCATCGGCTTGCTCCTTGGCAATACGCGCCCGGTCTCGGGCAGCCTTCTCAGCGGCACGCTGCTGCTTTGCAAGTTCTTTGGGATCGGTGTAAGACGGTGGCGTTATCGGATCTTCATTCTCTTCCTTGAAGTCCTTATCAATATTGTACATATCTTTGTACAATTTTACCGTCTTTTCAAATCCTTCATTCGCTTGGCGGGCTTCTCGGGCAAAGTCCTGCAGGTTCTTTCGGAATGAGAAATAGCCACCTGTTGTACCTGTATCCCAGAATGTCGTATTACGGATTTCATTCGCAGCTTGCTGCGACATTTTCTTGCCAAGTGTCACATAGTCAAAGAAAGATTTGTACAGCTCTTTGCCTTTACTCTCACCATATTTAGCAATTAGTTCCTTGTACGCTTTATCCAATGAAGCTTGCACCACCTTATCAGCAGCATCGGCTTGGCGGTCAACAAAAGATTTTAATTGACGTGCGGCTATTGATTGTCTGATTGCACTGGTCAATTTATCATACATTTTGGTGAGATCCCCAACTTTCGCCCATTCTTGTTCTAATCCTGCAAAATATTGGCTATACTGGTCAATAATCTGCTGCTTATATTTTTTGTAGTCTTCAGTGCCTTCACCCGCTTCAATCATTTTGCGGTACAGATCATCGAGTTTTCGGACTTCAGCTGCGGTTTCTGCCTCAACGCTATTGCTGGCCTCATCAAGCCTTTCTTGCGCCTTTTCTAATTGATCTGTGGCAGTCGCAGCTGCGACAATGGCCGAAACAAGGGCAGACAAAGCGACCGCTGCTGCAACGTATGGATTGGCAAGCATAGACTTGTTAAGTGCATCCTGGGCAACCTTGAGAATTGATGTCTTTGCAGCAGCTGCTGCTGCCGCTATACCATGAGCCTGCTCTACCGCTGTGACCGTAATCACGGCAGTCTTATATACACCATAATTGGCAATGAGGAAACCTATAGCCTTTGCGACAGCCTCGTAGTTCTCGACCAGTTTGGTCACACCGCTGATTGCACCGGTGATAATGCCTTCACTCTTTGTTCCGACCTCGTTGAATGCTGCATCCACTGCATCACTGAGCATCGACAACTGGCCCTCAATGGTTTTGGCGGCATTCTCGCTCATATTAAAGAACTTTCCGCCGGCACTGGTGGCGTCGATAAACGCTTGCTGAACCTGTTGGGCTGAAATCTTGCCCTTGCTCATCTCGTCTTTGAGCTGGGCGATAGATTTGCCTGTTTTCTCAGAGATTGTTGCCAGCGGATTAAATCCGGCATTGATCATCTGGAGCAGATCCTGACCCATGAGTTTGCCAGTCGCTGACATTTGCGAAAAGGCCAAAGCAAGGGAATTGAATTTGTCGCTCTCGCCCATCGACACGTCCCCAATCGCCTTGATAAACTGAGGGACTTTATTAGCTTCGACGTTGAACGACAGCATCGTCTGTGTCGCCTTGGTGATGTCACTGAACTCCAAGGGTGAGATTTTGGCATATTCGCGCACCTGGGACATCAGCTCGTCAGCCTTCTCCTTGCTGCCAAGCATCGTCCGGATAGCGGTGTCCGCCTTCTGGAACTCACCTCGCACGCGCACCATGTCTCCAATCAGCTGCTTGAACACAGCAGCACCGCCAAAGGCAGCAAGGTACTTGCCCATGGAACTGCCCATCGACTTGCCGATGCCGTCAAACTCGCGCTGCATCTTCCCGCCCTCGACCTTGACCTCATCGGTGATGCGCCTCACCTGGGCCTTCACCTCTTCACTGCCTCGCTTGAATGCACTCGAGTCAAGCGACACGATAAATCTTACCTCGCCCATAATGATAACCTCCTCACGACCAGTTCGCGCTCAAGATCCTACTCATATTCGCTCGATCATCGCCGCTCAATACCTCGCCCCCCAGTAGGCGAGACGGCATGCGGTTACGCTCATCTTCACTCAAGTAAACACTCACCGCATGGTCCCACGACAGCAACCGCAGCACGCCCAGCGACACACCCCAAACAGCCTCTTCATACGTCCAGCCATAACGCTCCAAAACAGGGTCCACCAACGTGCCCAGCAGAGTCTTGCCGCCAAACGTCACCATCGACGTACCCTTGAGACGAAGCACCTCCTCCAGACGCTCACGCTCCGACATGATGCCGCTACCTGCAGCAAACGCGCTCTCGTCACTCTCAGCAAGCATCTCCACCAGCAGTGACACAGCATCAGCACCATCCAGCTCCCTGTACAGCAGCTCTGCACGACGATCAACCAGTGACGCGTCCATCGCCTCAGCACGGCCAGCGCACGTCAACAAGCCAAGCAAGCGGCACAGCTGCAGACCGTCTCGAGCATACGCCACCGTCAGCTCCAACAGCATGTCAACGCCTTTCGACACGTCAACGCCCAATCGAGACATGCCGCCACGCAGCATCAGCATCACACCAAGCGACGGCGGGTACAGCGTCAGCAACTCGCCTCCCACCTCAATCTGGTGACGGCGCTCAAGCAGCAGGTCTATGCCTCTCTCATCTTCCATCAGCATTACTCCAGGTAAACATTAGAGACCGTGGAGCGGCAACTTCACGACACCGCCCCACTTCTCTCGATCAGCATTTAACCCTCCTCAACGGGAGTCAGCGTCGGAACGTTCGACGCATCAATGGTAACAATGCCCCACTTCACGCTGTCTCCGCTTTCAGGCTTCAACGCGGCAAACGTGTATTCCCACATCGCACCTTCCTTCGCCGTGTACACGTCCTTAACGCTCACACGGCTCTTGTCGATCTGGAAACCATAGCAATCCGCATCCTCAGGCTGCAACGCTACCTTGTAGTTGTGAACCACAACTCCGTCACTCGCCGGAATCGGCATCACACGATTCTTCGTCTTGCGGATGCGCAGCACAAGCTTGTACTTGCTGCGCTTCACATACACGTCCTCCAGCTCGCCACCCTCAACAGGGGCCTCAACGGTCTCGCCCTCCTCAGTCTGAATCTCGGTGCTGTCCTGAACAGGAGTCGGCAGCTTCTTCCACCCGGCATTAGTTGCTTCCAGGTCTTGTACAACAATTGTGGGTTTCCCCCAGTTCACATTCATGTTTCTCTCTTTTTTTGATGGTTCAACTTACGATATTTGTTCGCTTGATCCGGCCCATTAACAGGCCTATTATAATACCGATGAAAAGCCATTTCAACGCCGTTTTAATCCCGTTGGGAGGCTTCTCTTTAACCTCCTCACGCTGCTCGCGGTACAGCCGGTAACCGGCTTCGGACAACGCGTCAATGGCACGGCGCTGTTTCGCAATGGTCTCTTCATAGCGTTCGCACTGCAGCTGCAGGCTGTCACACGTGGCCTCCACGACTATCACCTCCGGCTTGCCTGCGGTGCCAGCCTGGCGCTGCACTTTCACGTTAGCCTGTCCACTGCGGCCTGTCCAGCTTGCGCCCTGAGGGGTCGATAGCAGGCTGTCAGCAGCTATCATCAGCTTCACCCGGCTCTCCGGGACGCTCACCGGCTCCAGGCGCTTGATGGTCACGCACTCGACGCTGTCCGCCAGGCGGAAGGCGTGGGCCTGCCCCACCTCGACCGTCTGGCTTGCGTTGCTCGTCTTTCGACTGCTCGCGCATCCGGCGCAACACAGGACAATCAGCACTATACTTGCAACTGTTCGCATCATCGATCGCTTTGCGCAATCGCGCCATCTCGCGCTTCGTCGCGCTGAGGTCTCTTCTCGTCGCATTCAGTTCCTGTTTAAGCGGTTCAACGATATTTTCAACAAGGATACGGGTGGCCTGCTCAGTGTTGGTTATGTTCACAGTGTCGGCTTCGGCACGCGCCTTGCGGGCCTGGCTGCGCCAGGTCAGCAGGAACGTCAGCAACCCCACCAGGCCGCTGCTCAATGCCATATTCAACACGTCATTCCAGTCCATATCTCTTGATCGTTATTTCTGATTGATGCCGATTTCCTTGAGCCATTTCGGTACGTCAAAGCTCGGGCAATCCTTGGCGGCAAGCTGGTTGTGGCCCACGATCTTCACCTTCGGGTGGCGACGGTGGAAGTCCAGCACATAGCGTTTCAAGGCTTCGCGCTGCGCTGCCGTCCGGGTGTCTTTGGCAGGGAGTCTGTCGTTTGGAACACCGGGGATGTTCTTCAAGCCGCCCACATACACCACATGGCGGCTCACGGCATTAAAGCCCTTCGCGCCGTTGGTGATCTCCCATGGATCAACCCAAGCGTCCTCGTTGTTGTTCACCAAGCGCTCAACACGTCCATCCAGATGGATCATGTCGGTATAGCCCACCTGCTTCCACCCCCGCCCCCTGGGCTTGGGGTCAGTATGCCAGTGACGAATCTCACTGGAACTGACCTCACGCCCTTCGGGAGTGGCGGTGCAATGAAGCACAAGGTATTTCAGCTCTTTTCTCATTCTCTTTAAGCGCCAGCCTGGTAGCCGCTGCACATCACCACGCCGGCATCAGCCTTCTTGGGCATACAGATGAAGTAGTGGCGGAAGTTGATCTTGTTGCGCTGGTACTCGGGATCGGTCTCGGCAGGGCTGTAGTACATCTTGGTCGAGCCTGTGGCCTTGAACACACGCGGGGTGTAGAAGGCAAACGAGCACTGGAACTCACCTGCACTGGCGGTCGTTCCCAAATCCTTCTTCTTACCAGCAGTCGTATAAAGAGGGTTATTCGCGAACTCGTAGATGTCAAAGCCGTACTGGCGGCCCACCGTGCCGTCGGTGCGGTTGATGTTATACTGTTCCTTGAAGGCCTGGCTCGTCTCCAGCAGGTCGTTCACGTGGTCACTGCACAGTACCAGGCGACGGTTTTCTGCCGGAACATTCAGCCCGTCCATGGCGCGCTTCATGTTGATCACGTCCTGCATTGTCAGCTTCAGGCGACCAGTGACGGCATCACGCTCGCCGGTAGTGGTGAGCACTGGGGTCTTCGCTGTGTGTTGAGCCGCACACAGGGCATGGGCGGCCTTGGCAAACTTCGAGTCATTGATCGCGTTGCCGTGGCTCTCCTTCACCCTCGTCATCTTGTCATAGCTCAGGGCATACAGCTCATCGTCAGTCACGGGGGTCACCTTCGTCTGGAACTTGTCCAGGCTGATGGTGATGTCCGCGTCATTCAAGACCTGCAGCGGGATGGGATACGTCGTGTTGTTCACCAGCACGTCAGGATCAACGCCCACGTCAACCAGGTGGATCACGTCATTATTAACCAGGCTTGAAGCGTCGGGAATCCCAGCAAGCCACGTGGCCTCAAGTCCACGGCGCAGGTATTTCACAAGTTCACCGGTCCACACCTCAGTCAACACACCGGCACGGGCCACGCCCACGGGCATGACGTTCAACGCGCTGCCCACCGCAGCAATCACATTGGCGCCAATGGCACCGGCCATCGGGTCGAAACCTACCGTATGGCCCACAGTTGCGCCCATCACGCTGTTAAACACAAGCGATGTCAGGGCAAGAAACAACATCTTCAGTTTCATGTTTTCAATATTCTTTAAGGGTTTGACTTAATCTTCAATCGTGCATTCAATGCCGTACTCGGCCTTGTACAGGCGCTTGTACTCATCGGGCTGCTCCTTGCGCAGCTCCATGATCTTGTCCGCGGGAACATCGCTCAACTTTTGCCAGGCACTGCCCGTAGGGGCTCCGCCCTGGTGACCGATCACCTGGCTCAGCTTCACCTGCGGCGTCATTGCGCCAAAGGTCGCATTCAGGCTCTCCAGGCCCACCTGCTTGCCCAGATTCACAAAATGGGACTTCATGTCGGGCGAGATCTTCTTCTCGGCGATGGCTCCGTCAACGGCAGCCTCGATGCGCGACAGCTTCAACTCGCCATTCTCCTTGGCCAGTTCTGCGCGCTCATCGGCAGCGGTCTTCAGTTCATTGATCTTGGCCTTGATGGCCTCATCACTTGCGTCTGCCTGCAGTCCAAGCAGCAGGGCAATCTCTTTCTTGTCCATGTCTTCTTCTTGATTTTTATGTTGGTTTAACATTGGCAGGGGGCTTTCACCGCCCATGCCCATCTCTAATCGCTGGCCGTCCTTGATCAGCACGATGGCGTCATCGTTGGCGCCGATGTCAACAAGGCTCACCTCAATCAGCTTGCTCTTGGTAACGGTCGGGCGAGTCTGACCCTCGACCAGGTATTCCTTGTCATCGCTCAGCTCGATGATCTCCAGGCCGGCACTCACCATCTTCAGGCTGCCGAACTCCCACTGCTTCTTGCAGCGCTGGCTCAGCTCGGTGGCCTCGTCAAACATCAGTTCGCCGGTCACTTCGTCGCCCTCCACTTTCAGGTCTTTCACATAGCCTATCACCTGGCCGCGCTCGTGCATGTACAGCAGCACGGGGTTGCGCTCATACTGAGACAAGTCCATCCCGGCAGTCAGCACCCGCGTTTTGTAGCTGTTCAGGCGCTCATTGGTAATCCTTACTCTTTTGGTTTTTGACATCGTCTTTTCGGTTTTCTTCTGTCGCGATTGCATCGCGACTATGTGATTAAAAGCAATGCAAAGTTGCGCCTTTCAACCCAACTGGACAAATAAGTGTGAAGCCCTTGCACGCTTCCGTGCAACCACTGCACGCTTCTTTGCCATGCTCACGTTTTTCGGCCAATTTTGCACCGTTATTCACATTTTATTTTTTGCAAAAAATGAAGAAATCCGAATTAGAAAACAAAAAATCGCTCGGGCGTTCCCTCTACCTCTCCGGCATGGAACTCACCGAGATCTCCGAGCGACTCAACATCAGCCGCCAGACTATATCCAAGTGGGCCAATACAGAGGGATGGAAGGAGACACGTGCCGCCAAGAACATTACCCGACAGGAACTGGTCAACAAGTTGCTGCTTACCATCGACCGCCTCATCACCTCGGTGAACGAGTCCGAGGATCCGACGCTCATCGCCGGTCTGGGCGACCGCCTGGCCAAACTATCATCTGTCATTGAGAAGCTCGACAAGAAGGCCAACGTGGTCGATGCCATCGAGGTCTTCATGGCCTTCAACAGGTGGATCCAGGACAAGGCCTCGAATGATCCCGAAATCACGCCGGCACTCATCAAGGCCATCAACAAGTACCAGAACGAATTCCTCATGGAGAAGATGTCTCCCAATTCCGAGCTCTGATCATGGCTAAGGTAACGGGACTAAAAGAACTCCAGGAGGAGTGGAAAGAGCATTGCCGGCAGATCCAGAGCCTGACCGACACGTCAAGCCTTCTGCGTGAGAACGCCACACAGCGCGAGCAACGCATTAAAAGGCTCCAGCGTGACTATGCCGCTTTCTGTGAATACTACTTCCCCCATTTCCTCACCCTGCGTGACAAGGTGACTGGAGAGCCCATACGCACCATTCACAACGCCCCGTTCCACAACCAGGCTGCCGCAAAGGTCAAGAACACACCCAACCTCAAGGCGGTGTTCAAGTGGCCTCGCGGTCACGCCAAGTCCACCCACTTCGACATTTTCATGCCACTCTGGTTGATGTTCCAACCGAAGCGGCTCATCAACTTCATGGTGATTGTCGGCAAGTCTGAGGACAGTGCCGACCGCCTGCTTGGCGACATCCAGGCCGAGCTGCAGTACAACAAACGTATCATTGCAGACTATGGCCAACAGATGTCGCTCGGCAACTGGACGGAGGGCGAGTTCACCACCAAGGACGGGGTGTATTTCCTGGCTTGCGGACGTGGGCAGTCGCCACGTGGACTTCGCAAACGCGAATCCCGCCCTGACTATATCGTCATCGACGACCTCGACGACGACGAGCTCTGCCGCAACGAGCGACGCGTCCGGGAACTCACGGACTGGGTAAAGGAGGCTCTCTTTGGTGCCCTTGATGTGGGACGTGGCCGTTTCCTGATGGTGGGCAATCTCATCAGCAAGACTTCTGTACTGGCTAACATTTGCGCCACAAAGGGCGTGCATGTATCGACGGTCTATGCTGTTGACAGCGAGGGCAACCCCGTCTGGAAAGAAAAATGGACCAAACAGGAGGCTCAGGAATATGCCGATTTCGTTGGCTTCCGCGCCTGGAACAAGGAGATGATGCACAACCCCATCGTGGAAGGAACTGTATTCCGGCAGCAGTGGATCAGGTGGGCCAAGCGACCGGCATGGAAGAGATTCTCGGAGTTTGTCCTGTACATTGACCCATCATGGAAAAGCAAGAAGACCAACGACACCAAGGCTGCCAAACTTTGGGGCAAACAAGGGACCAACCTCTGGCACCTCCGCGCTTTTGTGCGCAAGGCCTCGTTAGCGGAACTCGTCCGCTGGTGCTACGACCTCTACGAATGGAGCATGGACATCGGCATAGCCATTAACTTCGCGATGGAAGCGTCCTTCATGCAGGACATACTTCTCGACGAGTTCACCACCGAGGGCAACCTGCGTGGATACCAACTCCCCATCACGGGCGATACGCGCAAGAAGCCGGACAAGTTCCAGCGCATCGAGGCCATCAGCCCTCTCTGGGAGCGCGGCTTCGTGTTCTACGACCAGGCACAGAAGGATGACCCCGACATGCAGGCCGGACTCGACCAACTGCTGGCCTTCGAGAAGGGCATGTCAGGTAACGACGACGCACCAGATGCCGATGAGGGAGCAATCTGGTTGCTCCAGCGCAATACGAGACAAGCAAATTTCAAACCCAGGTTCGGCAGACGCCCGACCTCAAAAAACCAATGGTGACAAAATGAAAACAATCAAGCAACTCATTTTCGCCTTCCGCTACAAGCGGGCTGTCCGCCAGGCGAACAGGTTAGCCCAGGAGACAGGGCTGCGTTACTACGTCCTCTCGATGGGAGGCTCACTCAAGGTCGTGCCCAAGCAGACCATCAAACAACTCGTCCAGCAGCACCGCTTCCGCAAGGGAACCAAGGTCAAGGACATCGAGAAAATCGCTTTACACATCACCAAATAGACATCGATATGTTTATCAACGACGAGGACTACAGCGTGGTTATCGGGGAGCAGGCCTTGAAGGTTATATCTCAAGTCAGTGACGACAACCGCGCCAATGCCGAGGATGAGGCCATCGAGGAAATATCCTCTTACCTCCGGCCAAAATACGACACCAGCGCACTGTTCAGTGCCGAGGGCAACGAGCGCAACAGGCTCATCGTCATGTATGCCTGCGACATCGCGCTTTACCACATGTCGGCATCGCTCCCCCAGAAGATGGGAACCGAGATACGCAAGGAGCGCTACGAACGGGCCATCAAGTGGCTGGAGGGGGTCCAGGCCGGCAAGATCGTGCCGGAATTGCCCGTCGCCACCGACGAGGAGGGCAACCCAGTAGGCTTCCCCATGGTTTACGGATGCCAGAAGAAATTGAGACACAACTGGTAATTGACACATCACATCATGAGTAAGAAAAAGAATAACGGCAAGCAGGTGGTCGAGACACCTTTCGGTTCCTTCCGCCTGGCTAAGAAAGATGCCACGCGCTTCAAGAAGACGGTCATGCAGCTCCAGCGCACCACCGACTCGCTCATCAGGCGAGACATCGGGGACTGGCGCAATGCCTGGCAGATGGCCATCAACGTGGATTATCCCAACAGGCAGCCTCTGTATGACATCTATCGCGACGTTGCTGTGGATCTGCATCTATCCGGATGCATACAGCAGCGCGAGGGCTTTGTCATGGCGCGGTCGTTCAAGCTGGTCAATGAATCAGGCGACGAGGATGAAGAGGCGTTGACCTTTTTCGACGCTGCCTGGTTCAAGAATCTCATCAGGCTCGCACTGGATGCTAACTATTGGGGGCACTCGCTCATCGAGCTTGGCAACATCATCACGACAGAGGACGGAAAACCGGCCTACGATGGGGTAACGCTCATACCTCGCAAGCATGTCATTCCTGAATTCGGGCGTGTCATTACCGACCTGGGACAGGACTGGACAACAGGCATCGACTACCGTCAGCCACCTTTCAGTGACTGGCTCATCGAGGTGGGACGGCCCAATAACCTGGGACTCTACCTCAAGGCTGCCACACAGACGATCCCCAAGAAGAATGCGTTGGCATTCTGGGACACGTTTGCCGAGATCTTCGGGATGCCCATGCGCATCGCCAGGACCACAACACGCGACGACAAGGAGTTGAAGCGCATGGAGAAGATGATGTCCGACATGGGTACCGAGGGTTGGGGCATCTTCCAGCAGGGCACCGAGATCGAGGTGGTCGAGTCTTCCAGGGGTGACGCGTTCAATGTCTATGACCGACGCATCGAGAGGGCCAACAGCGAGCTCTCCAAGCTCATCATCGGACAGACCATGACCATCGAGGACGGCAGCTCGCTCAGCCAGTCCGAAACCCACCTCGAGGTATTCCAGAATATCATCGAGGCCGACTGTGACAGCATCCGTGATATCGTCAATGACCAGCTCATCCCGCACATGATACGCCACGGCTTTCCTCTCAAAGGGCTGCGCTTTGAGTGGGACTACTCGGTGGACTATTCACCCGAGCAGCAGGTGGCCTACGAGACCATGGTGCTCAACAACTATGAGGTGGACCCGTCCTATTTCGAGGATAAATATGGTATGCCGGTAGGTGAGCGCCGCAACAATGCCACTAATCCGCCCACAGAGCCGACACATGGCGATGAAGAGCCGGCAGGTGAGGAAACACCCACTGGTGAACAAAATAGCCGACAGGCGGCGAATGTGCGCCCTTTTTTCGACTGAGCCCCGCCGATTACGCGGGGCTGCACCAGCGTTATGCCGAAATATTGGGATGTCAAGTGGGCGGCGGCTTAACCGACGTCGCCCTCGCTCGTGAGGATCTCGAGCAGGAGATCCGTGACCAGGTGCACCAGGCATTCGAGGGCATGATGCACGCGCTCTATCGTCAAGATGGGGCCATGCTCCAGGTCGAGATCATCCAGGAACCCGAGGTGACCGACTTCATTTCCACACATGCCGGGGTACTCAACCAGGCCATGCAACGGGCACCGCTATCCGATGCCATGCGCCATCGCCTGGAGCGCTCCAATTTCATATTCTCGGGATTTAAGACCTACCACGAACTTAACGAGGCATTCTTTTCACTCATCGACGAGAATGGTGAGCGAAAGCCGTTTGAACGCTTTTTGAATGACGTTCTGGCCATCGACAGCACCTACAACCGCAACTACCTGCGTGCCGAGTACAACTTCGTCAACGCCTCGGCCGACATGGCTGCCAAGTGGGAGCAGATTGAGGCGGACGGCGACCGATATAATCTCCAGTACCGCACACAGCACGATGACAAGGTGAGACCGGAACACGCGGCCCTCGATGGGATCACGCTGCCGCCCAGCGACCCGTTCTGGGAGTCCTACTACCCGCCCAATGGCTGGAACTGCCGCTGCACAGTGGCCCAGGTCCGCAAGTCCAAATACCCGACCACTGATCCAGAGGAGGCCCGTGCCCGGGGCGAAGAAGCCCTGCAAAAGGACACGCGTGGCATCTTCCGCTTCAACTCCGGCAAGCAAGGCAAGACCTTCCCAGACTACAACCCCTACACCATCAGCCGATGCCGCGACTGCGACATCGCCCAGGGAAAAGTCAACCTGGCATACATTCCCGACAACGAATTGTGTAACGCTTGCCTGGTTATTCGACAAATTGAACAACAGCAGTGCAGACCAACAGATGAACAAAAACGCGAAATACGGGATGCTGCTTTCACTTGGGCCGATCGACATCTTGACACGGTCCAACTTTCCACAGGTCCAGCAAAGCGCACCGTTATCGTGAACATCGACACTGGTGACCACCTGCTCGTAGGTAAAAAGTTCTTTACAGAAACTTATGCAAAAGCACATAATAGCCGAAAACTTGCGGAAACAATGAGACTGGTAACCGAATTTGGAGAATGGTTACCTAATGCTATCTATACAGGAGCAGAAGAAGGTCGTCATCATGATTATCAGTTCAAAGTCTATGAGGCGACCTATCAAGGTGTGAGAATTGTGTGCAAAGTCAAAGATTTGCCAGAGGGCTTATTTGTTTACACTATGAGGGTCTATCATTAGACAACAAAAAAAGGATTACCCTGGCCTCCCCGGAATTCAGCTTAAGCTGCCGGTTGAAGGTGGACTAATCCCGCAACAAAAGTAATACTTATTTTTGAATTAGCAACCATCATGGACAAAAAAAATAAAAAACGCTATTGCATCGACGAGAAAATCAACAGGCAAGTGCGCCGTGCCAGGATAAGGACAAAGACAGGCATCATCCTTTTCCTGTCAACGACCCTTATTGCTGCCGTCTGCCTCCTCGTATTCATCATCAGCGGCATTTTCCACATCACACAATAAAGACTGACAGCCATGGCATCATTATTTCAAGATTACGACGAATTTGTTGAGAAGTTCAAACCGAAAAAGACCACCGACGATTGCTATACCCCCAAAGCGGTCTATGATGTCGTGCTCGAGTACGTCAATGGCATCACTCCGCTTGATGGGCGACACATCGTCCGCCCTTTCTGGCCAGGTGCCGACTTCACTGAGTGCGATTATCCAGACGGCTGCATTGTCATTGATAACCCTCCGTTCTCAATATACAGCAAAATCGTGCGCTGGTTCCTTGAGCATAGTATAGACTTCTTTATCTTCGCGCCGGGACTCACCCAGCGCGTCGCTGGTGCGGATGTGTGCTATGTGGCCACGATGGCAGACGTCACCTATGACAATGGTGCACTGGTGCGCACCTCATTCACCACTAACATCATTAAAGACTATCGCTTGATGACTGCGCCCAAGTTGGCCGAAGACATCCGCAAGGCATCAAAAAAGCCGACACGAGGCCAGCCTATCATATATGAATATCCCGACAACCTTATAACTCTTGCGCTCCTGGGCAAACTCAACCAGCGAGGCATCAACTTCTCAGTGCGTAAAGACGAGTGCGCAGAGGTGACCAATATCGATGCACTCCGCCGTGTCAAGAGATCATTATTTGGTGGCGGTTTCTTGCTGAGTGAACGCGCTGCCGCGGAACGCGCTGCCGCGGAACGCGCTGCCGCGGAACGCGCTGCCGCGGAACGCGCTGCCGCGGAACGCGCTGCCGCGGAACGCGCT